GGAGCTGAAATGCCTACTAACTCAGACCTTATCAAATGGGCAGAGCAAGGTAGACTACATACAAAGTATGCAGCAGCACAAACAGCTACAGCTCCGGCTGCAGTTGCAGTACCCGTTAAGTTTTTAACAGGAGCTGGTGGAGCAGGAACAAATGAAGCTTGTAACTTTAGAGTAGGACAAACTGTTTTAATATCAGAAAATGGTGGGTCAAATTCTAACAAGGGTATTGTTACTAGTGTTGGTGCAGCTACTACTGATGAGTTTTTCGTAGCTTTTTACGAGGCTAGTCAAGTAGTACCAGCAAACGTTCCATTAACTGTATTTGTATACGGTTCTGAATTTCAACAAGGAACAACTGGAATGGTTGGATCTTTAGAAGCTGAAGATATCTTCTTATCTAACAAACCAATTATTATCAAAGACAAGTATGTTGTTTCTGGTTCTGATATGGCTCAAATTGGATGGGTTGAAGTAACTACTGAAAATGGAGCTACTGGATACTTATGGTATTTGAAGTCTGAGCACGAAACAAGACTAAGATTTGAAGACTACTTAGAGATGTCTATGATTGAAGGTGTTATTGCTGAAAATGCTTCAGGTGCTTTAGCTAACTTATCAGGTTCAGCTTATCCAGCTGGAACAGGTTTAGCTAATAACGTAGGTACTGAAGGAATGTTCGAAGCTATTGAGTCTAGAGGAAATGTATGGGCAGGTGGTTATCCAACTACTTTAGCTGCATTTGATACTATAATCAAAAGGTTAGACAAGCAAGGTTCTATTCAGGAAAATGTAATCTTTGTTGATAGAAATTTCTCTTTCGCAATTGATGACATGTTAGCTGCTCAAAACTCTTACGGTGCAGGTGGTACTTCTTACGGATTGTTTGACAATGACGAAGAAATGGCACTTAACCTTGGATTCAAAGGATTCAGAAGAGGTTATGATTTCTATAAGTCAGATTGGAAATACTTAAACGATGCTACTTTAAGAGGTGGTATTGATGGTGGAAAAGTAAGCGGTGCTTTAGTACCAGCTGGTTCTACTTCAGTATACGATCAAATCTTAGGAAAAAACGCTAAGAGACCATTCTTACACGTAAGATACAGAGCTTCTGAAACAGAAGACAGACGTTACAAAACGTGGATGACTGGTAGTGCTGGTGGTGCTGCTACTTCAGATTTAGATGCGATGGAAGTCAACTTCTTATCTGAAAGAGCTCTATGTACTATGGGTGCAAACAACTTTGTATTGTTCAAAGGATAAAAAAGACAATTATATATGGGGGCTTCGGCCCCCTATTATTTACATAATTAAATCAAATCAAATGAAAAAACAAGTATTAAAAGACAGGATGTATAGGTTAAAGTCAGATAAAACGCCTATCTCCACAATGATCAATTCAACTCATTCAACTAGTAACCCTTTATTACACTTTGATGAAGAAAAGGGAATCAACAGAGCAATGAGATATGCCAAAAACCAAAAGTCTATTTTCGAAGACGAACAAGATAAAAATGTATTAATAGAGCCTATTATATTTGAAGATGGCTTTTTAAACACTAAAAGAACAGATACATTACTGCAACAATTTTTATCTCTCCATCCTTTAAACGGAACTCTTTACGAAGAAGTAGATTTAGAGCGTGATGCTCAACAAGAATTAGATTTCTTAACTCTTGAAATAGAGGCGTTAAAATTAGCTTCTGATTTACCAATTGAAAAAATGGAAATGATAGGAAGAGTTTTAATGGGAAATAGAGTAGATGGTATAAAAACTAACGAACTAAAAAGAGACATATTAGTTTATGCTAAACAAGATCCAGAAGGATTTTTAGAAATGCTAGACGATAGTGACTTAGAGTTAGAAGAGTTGGTAATTAAATCTTTTGAGCAAAACTTGATTACTTATAGAAAGCAAAAAAGAGAAATCTATTACAATCTAAAAGAAAACAAAAAAAGAATTATTACTGTTCCATTTGGCGAAGACCACAAACGTTCATTAATATCATATTTCAAGACAGATGATGGGCTAGAAGTTTTAGAGCTACTTGAGAAAAAAGTAAAATAAACACTAAATAAGGGAGGCTTCAAAGCTTCCTTTTTTTTTGCTTACCTTTGTAAGATTATTAACCACTTAATTTTTTAAACAATGCAAAAGTTTTTAAGTATACCAGTTACTGGGCAGCAAAGTCAGCTTGTCTCAGCTAACGACATTAAATTAATCGAACAATTCTCTACAACCGCAGTAAAAATTTATTATGGCGGAGGAAAAGTAACAAGCATTACTCACGCAACAGCAGCTTCAGGAAACGAAGAAATGAGAGATGCTATTCAAGACGGAGTAGTTAGCATTTTAAGCCAAAGATGGACTAATGTTTCTATTGACCTAGTAATGCCAAAAGCAGTAAGCGCAATTATAATAGCGTAATATATGGAAAAGTTTTTAAACGTACCCGTATATAGCTTGATAATGAATGGAACATCAGTTACTCCAGTTGGGTCAGCAGACTTAACAGATACTGGTAATGTTTTTGCTAATGTTTCTGTGGGAGACATTGTTCATCAATCTACCGACAATAAGTATTTTTTAGTTGCTAGTAAAATAGACAGCAATAATCTTACTTTAACTGCTTTAGATGGTGGAACACTTCCAATAGTTTCAGGAAAATCATTCTTTATTCATTCAGGTAGCTCTTACAATAATCAACTAGTTTCCATAGGTGACGTAGGATTAATAGAGCAACTTAGCACAAGCACAACTACCATTGCTTATGATGGGCCTAGCGCAACTGATTTGGTAACTTTAGTTCACACGCCAGTAGCTTCTGGAAGTGAGGCAATGAGGGATCAAGTACAAGAGCAAATGGAAGATGCTTTAATAACTTCATGGACTGATGTGGCTCCAGAGCCTGTTTTCGTGAATCAAAAAGTTATTGGAATTAGCATAGGCTAACTAAAAACAAAAACAATTACTATAAGAGTCTCCAAGTGGGGCTCTTTTTTTTTGCTTATCTTTGTGACAAATAGCTTTCGATGATCAACGAGGTAAGAAATACCGTACTATCCATACTAAACAAGAACAACAACGGGTACTTAACACCAGAAGAATTTAATTTATTTGCAAACCAAGCACAACTAGAGGTCTTTGAAGGATACTTTTTTAGCTTAGCTAATTGGACAAAGAAACAAAATCAAAGAATGTCAGGGGAGTCTTACGCTGATATTGTAAAAGAAATGAAAGAAGTTTTGGATACTTTTTCAGTATCTAGTGCTTTAACTCATGTAGCAACTGGTTCATTTACATTACCAAACGACTGGTATACTTTACTAAAACTAGAAGTAGTTCCAACAACAGCTCCAATAACTTATACAGAAATAGAAAGAGTATCTCAATATAAAATAGGAAAGTTGCTTTCTTCTAATTTAACATCTCCTAACGCTTCTTATCCAGCTTATGTAGTTGGTCCAGCACCTATTACTACTCCTATTAGCCCAGCGGCAAATGCGGTTCAAGTATATCCAGAGTCTATTACTTCAGATGTTTTATTGACTTATGTTAGATATCCTCAAACTCCAGCTTGGACATATAATTCTATTGGTGCTGATGGTGATCCTGTATTTGACCCTACTAGTGCTTCTTACCAAGACTTTGAGTTACCGCTTTCAGATGCTATAGATATTACTATTAAGATATGTGAATATGCTGGAATAAGTATCAGAGAACAAGAAGTAGTAAACTTTGAAAAAAGCGAAGAAATCCTACAAATTAAAACTGAATCTTAATGGCCTATATAACTGATAGAAAATATTACACTAATGATGATGTTGTTCCTAAGAATATAAACTGGGGAGATTACCAGTATGTATCACTAGCCGACATAGTAAATAACTTTGAGCTAATGTATTCAGGAGATGATAAATTAGTAAGCAACACTACTAGGTATAATATATTATTTCATGCCAAAAGAGGTATACAAGAGATTAACTACGATGCGTTAAAGAATATAAAAATATTAGAGTTACAAGTAAGTGATGACTTAAAATATATATTACCTTCTGACTATGTAAATTATGTGAGAATATCTCTTTATGAAAACGGAGTTTTACGACCCTTAATAGAGAACTTTCAAACTAATTTTTCTTCAGCTTATCTACAGGACCAAGATGCCGAAATACTATTTGACATAAATGGAAATGCACTAAGACCTGAAAACTCCACTATAGATTTACAAAGAATAAAAGGCACTAGACCTACACTATATTTAAATACAGGACACCCATATCATAATAAAGAAGGTTATTGTTGTGATGGGGAATGGTATTTTGGATTTTCAGTAGGAGGTCATTACGGAATGAATACGTCACTAGCTAATCAAAATCCTAATTTCAGAATAGATAAAGCTGGTGGTGTAATTAACTTTAGTTCAGAAATGGGTAATAAGTTAGTGGTCTTAGAATACATATCAGACGGTATGGAAAATGGAGACGATAATCAAATAGTTATAAATAAACTAGCAGAAGACTACTTATATACTTATATTAGATGGGCGATTTTAGAAAACAAAATAAACGTTCAAGAGTACATTATAACTAGAGCTAGAAAAGAAAAAACTGCTAAACTTAGAAACGCCAAAATTAGATTAAGCAACTTGCAACCTGGAAGACTTTTAATGCCTTTAAGAGGAAGAGCTAAATGGATTAAATGAAATTAACAAGAACATTCACCAAGGGGATAATGAATAAGGACCTCGATGAGCGCCTTATACCCCCTGGAGTATATAGAGACGGACAAAACATAGGTGTATCAACATCTGAGAACTCAAGTGTGGGGTCTGTTCAAAATATGCTTGGTAATACCCAGGTTGGTGGTGATTTAAGTTATTTAAGTTCTGCTGCTAAAACTATAGGAGCTATTGAAAATCCAGCTGCTGAAGAATTCTATTGGTTTGTTAAAGACACTAACTTTGATTATATATTAAGATACAACGAGTCAGCTAATTCTACTGCAATAATCCTTAAAGATACTGCTGGAAGAGTTCTAAAGTTTGATTCTGAATACGTAATAACTGGAGTAAATATTATTGGAGACCTACTTTTTTGGACAGACAATTTAAACCCTCCTAGAAGAGTAAATATACTTAAGTATTATGCTGCTAACGCATTTAC